TACGCAAAGCAATGAAAAGCAGAAAGTCAAAAATCATAAAGATCATCAAACCTTACATCAAGGAATCATTAAACGATCCTTGGAGAGTAGAAAGACTTGCAAAAAAAATCAAGAAAGCAGCAATCAAGAAAACAGAACAATGCGATGCCCGTCCGGAGTGTGACCACGGTAGCATAACCATTACTGTTATTTCTAAACCAACAGAACCCACAAATGAAATAAAGGTCGTATGCAACAAATGCAGTAAGGTATTACCCATCAACTTGTAGTTTTTGAAAATTACCAATTAAGTTGTAAGTTTACATACTAATTAGTACAATTATGACCGATAAAAAAAGGAACCCGACAGTTGAGAAGAGAATGAGGAAACACCAAAAGGAATTCCTCGAAGTTCTCGATAAGGCAGCATTGAACATATCACACGCCTGTAAGAAGATCAATATATCCCGAAACACCTTTTATCTTTGGATGCGTGACTTCCCCGATTTCAAAGAGGCAGTTGAGGAGTTGCAGGAGGCAGACAAGGATTTCGTAGAAACACAAATCCGGAGGAAGATCATGGACGGGGACACAACCATGTTAATCTTCTATGCAAAGACCAAGATGAAGGAACGGGGCTATGTAGAAAGACACGACATAGGCTATGCCGGAGAGAATCCATTTATTGATATGATGCAAGCAGCGAGTGAGTATTTTGAATCAGATGAAAAGATAGATGGAAGTAACAAGGGAACAGTTAGCTCGTAATTACGTTCACTACAGAAACGATTGGAACGTATTTGCAAGGGACATATTCCGCTCCCGTCTTGATCCTGATCAACAGGATATACTATACGCTATACAAACTTCGAGGAGAGTCTCAGTACGCTCAGGAACATCAAGAGGCAAAGATTATGTCGCTGCAGTAGCTGCAGCTTGTTTCCTCTATCTAACACCATGGTTCGATCCTAAAACCAAAGAGCTTATTTACAACACCAAGGTAGCAATGGTTGCCCCGACCGGAAGGCAGATCAAGAACATTATGATTCCGGAGGTATCTCGCCTCGTTTCAAAAGCAAGAGGAATATTGCCGGGTCATGCAATGGCAGATGGAATACGATTCGACAAATACAAGGAATGGTTCCTTACCGGATTCAAGGCAAATGATGATAATGTAGAGGCATGGTCAGGGTTTCACGCAGCCAATGTAATGGTTGTTATCACAGAAGCATCAGGTTTGGCTCAGGTCACGTTTGACTCTATAGAAGGTATTCTGCAAGGCAACTCCCGCCTTGTCTTAATGTTCAATCCCAACAATACCAACGGAGAGGCATACAGTTCCCAGATGTCTCCACAATACAAGAAATTCCGGCTCAATGATCTCAACGCTCCAAACGTACTCAATGAACGCCTATACCGTAACGGAGAGATAGACAAGGAAGAATTCAAAAGGAGATGGATTCCCGGTCAGGTCGACTACGAATGGATTGATGAAAAGATCAAGAAGCCTGGATGGGTAATTGAAATTCCCAAAGAAAGCTTTAGCGAGGCGTATCACGACTTCGAATGGGAGGGCAGATATTACCGTCCGGGAGACCTGTTTAGGGTTAAGGTACTTGGAGAATTCCCCGAAGAAGGAGAAGATACTCTCATACCTCTCAAATGGATAGAGTTAGCCAACAACCGATGGGATGAATACGTAGAAAAGAACGGATTCACTACCAAGGATCATTTACGACTCGGAGTGGATGTTGCAGGTATGGGAAGGGACAACACAATGTTCGCATATCGCTATGGATCATTCGTTTCGAAGCTTGAAACAAAACCACCCTCAATTAAACAGGCCACCGTTCACATGACTATTGCCGGAGATGTAGTTACTCATTTAAGCAATAAAAACACCATGGCATTTATAGACACCATAGGGGAGGGAGCAGGCGTTTACAGTAGGGTTGTAGAACTTGGTTATCAAAATGTTTATAGTGCAAAGGCAAGTTTTGGGGCAAAAGGCTTGACTGATGAGACAGGAGTACGTAAATTTGCAAACATGAGGGCATATATGTTTTGGTGCCTCAGGGACGCTCTCAACCCTGCATTTGGGATAGACTTAGCTCTTCCAAGGGATGATCAACTGACACAGGAGTTAGCAGAACACAAGTATGAAGTGTCAAGTGACGGGAAGATAAGGATAGAACCAAAGGACGACATAAAAGAAAGGCTTGGACGCTCACCGGACAAAGCTGATGCACTTTCACTAACATTCTTTCCTGAGGAATGGGAGTACAAACCCGGCAAGGGTGCTCAAACAAAAGAAGAATTAGGGTTATACTAAAAACTTACTGAAATGAACATTAAAGAATTTAATCAGCTTGAACTGCAAGAATTATCTGAGGCGTTTGATAGTCACATATCAGCACTCATTGAAAAGGATGATGAGAAAGATCAATCCATTGATGAATGGATTGAACAGTACGAATTGGATCACGAGATACTCGAACGTCCTGATAAGCTTATCGGCTCCGGCAATTCAAAGAAAAAGGTAGAGGTAGCAAAGCTTGTTATTCCTTTCCAAAAGAAGATTGTCAACTCAGCCACCGCATTTCTGTTCGGCCGGCCAGTTAAAATTATCAAGTCAAATCCTGAGAAGGAGTACGATGATCCATACGACACCTTTACTAATCTTTGGAAGAATCTTAAACTCGATTATCACAATCGCAAGCTTGCAAGAAGGCTGTTTATCGAAACAAGAGTGGCAGAACTATTCTACATTCGTATTGTAGGAGAAGATGAAGCTGCAGATGATCCTTCAAAGAAAGCAGAGAAAAAGATTGGAGTTAAACTATTAAGCAGATCAGAAGGGGATGAAATCTATCCTGTTTGGGACGACTATGGAGACATGGTTGCTTTCATAAGGAAGTACGAATATAAGTCTGGAGATGAAACATACGAGAAGGTTGAAATCTACACCGACAAGTTCAACTATTTCTGTACCAAGGATGGAGAATGGAATGTCAAGAAGGTTGCAAATCCATACGGGAAAATACCTGTTGTTTGGTATGAACAGGAAAGGCCTGAGTGGTATAACGTTCAGACTCTCATTGATCGTATTGAAATGTTACTTTCTAAGAATTCAGATGCGAACGATTACTTCGGCTCCCCTGCTATTGTAACCAAGGGTAAACTAAAATCCGCACCGGATAAAGGTGAGGTTGGAAAGTTCTTTGAAATAGAACCAACTGTCAGTGAGGGAAGTATTGAGTTTGGAGACATCTCATATCTTACATGGGATATGGCACCGGAAGCTATCAAGTTGGAGTACGAAATACTCAAAGACTTGATCTACAGCCAAACATCAACGCCTGATTTGTCATTCAACAATGTCAAGGGTATTGGAGCAATTAGTGGCGTGGCTATGCGATTCATGTTTTGGGATTCAATCCTTAAAGCCAACGACAAGCAGGAGATATTCGGAGAAGGCCTGTTACGTAGATGTAACATTCTCAAACGTATGCTGTCAGTATATGATGTTAAGAACAACTCAGCAATCGACAAGCTCGATTTAAGCATTGAGTTTACCGAAAACCTTCCTCAAAACACAGGTGAGCTTATTGATATGCTTATTGCAGCTACAGGGGGCAATTCAATTATGAGTCGTGAGTCTGCAGTAAAGATGAATCCATTTGTCGCAAGTCACGAAGATGAAATGGAACTGATCAAGCAAGAGGACGAACAAATAAACAAAATGCCTGAGAGTTATGGAATATGATAAGAAGTCATTGACAAAGATTAACTCATTTCTAAAATCTGTCAAGAATAAAAATCTATCACAGGTCTACAAACATTGTCAGATCACTTGGAAGTCGAATAATAGCAAGAAAATATTACAAAGCCTTGTTGACATGGAGCTTGTGAATTACGATGTGTTGCTATATGAAAAGGTAACTGATGTAGCAATCAAGTTCATAGTATCACTTGAATTCAGACAAGCAGGTAAGTTTGTCGCCTATCCAATGGTTATATGTGAGAAGTCACCATACGAACCAAGCTTAAAAGGAACGTGGGGAGTCAATCCTATCTCCATACTCAGAATGATTAAAGACGATGGATTCAAGAAACCTTGATAGAAAGTTTGAGCGAAAGAATATCGTCAACATTCAAAAGCTTGAAGCTGAAGTTGGTGCTATTTACGATAAGAATGGCAAGATCATTGCTTACGAATTATCACGCTATAAAATCAAGAATCCGGAATCATTCACATGGAAGACTCACAAGGCATACAAGAAAAGAGTTGGTGCGGTAATAGGAGGGATGAACCACGACCTTACCGATGTCATTGAAAAGAGAATGGTCAACGGTTGGTCAATAGCCAATCAGAAAAATAATATCCTTGCCTCACAATATCTCAGGCAGTTTGCAATCGACAACAAACAGTTTCCGAACTATTTCAACTCCAACTTAAACGCAATGTCTGAATGGATAAACCGATCCATAAACGGCCTTACGATAAGTGAGAATATATGGAAACAGGGTGATCAAATCATGGAGATGCTTGAAGGCTATGTAGGTAGTGGTATCATGGAAGGCAAATCTTCAATCAAGTTGGCCGGGGAATTGAAACAGTTTTTGAAAGACCCGAAGAAAGTATTGAAACCCGGCATGGGAAAATACAAAAGTCCGTATCAAAATGCACTCCGGCTTGCCCGTACAGAAACGAACATGGCTTACAGGGCATCCGATATGATGAGATACAGACAGCTTGACTTCGTTGTTGGATATAATGTTCAGTTATCCGCACAGCATCCTGTATGGGATATTTGTGATGAGATGAAGGGCAGATACCCCAAAAGCTTTCAGTTTGTTGGTTGGCATCCGAATTGTTTTTGTTACGTAACCTCAATACTTCTCGAACAGGATAAGTTCAAACAATATCTTAAGGACGGAAACATCCCCGGCAGTTCATATGTAATTGGCCTGTCAGGAAACAAGGTAAAGTATATCAAGAATGTCGCACCAAAACTGAACAAGTATAAAAACCCTCCCTATTGGTATAAGAACAATCAGGCTCTCATTGCAATGACCACTGCACCGAAAACCGCTGTTTATAACAACCCACTATTCCCGAAAGACTTTCCTGATCTCGATAAAGCAACGCAGAAGAAGACCGGACTCACTACTCCCATACCCAAAGCAAAGCTTGCTCCAAAAACAGAAAAGATACCCGACACTCCTTTAAGCAAAAGGTGGGACAAAGACCCAACGCCAGTTAAAGATGAAGGGCTGCAGAAGATGTATAAGGTATTCGACAAAGACCCGAAATCAAAAGAATCATTCGGGTGGTACAAGGCAGCACACCCTGATATTCCACTTCCTAATCAAGCTCCAAATTTAAAAGGTTACACAGCAGGAGAGCATAGAAGGATCAACAAACATTTACGAGGCATACAAAAATCAACAGACGATGAATTTCTTCAAGGAATAAACGGTATAGTTGATGAATTTAACAAATTCCCTAATTGGGAAGGAACCACCTTCAGAGGAATGGATTTAATTGGAAATGGTGATGCGATGAAGAAATTCCTAAA